AAAGTTTGGAGATCTTGTTGAAGTTGTTAAACTTGTTTTCTCAACACTGAAGTTATATGCTCGATAAGTAACGAATCCTTTACTTGTTGAAGCAGAATCAATATTTCCAATAGTATCTACGTCAGCAACTTGTAATACTCTGTCACCTACATAGAATGTTTCTCTCGGTAATGCAAATACTGCTCTTAAAACACCATTGGCATCTGTTTCGACACTTGCAGCCTTAACACCGTATCTCTGTACTGCTTCAACTGTATCAGCTGGAGTTCCAGGAATAATATGTGCGTCTACATTTACACCGTCAAAGAAGAAATAATGTCTTGTTGATGGTCTTAAACCAGCCATATAAATTTTAATATCACGACCGGCCATAAATGGCTCGAAAGTGAAGTTGGTCATAAAGTCACCAACAAAATTTGTGTCAACACTACCACCATCAATTGAAATTTCACTTGATCTTGTTGTGGTCGTTGTTGTTTCTACACCTGCACCACGTCTACCTCTTCTACCTTGATCTTGCACAAAATTTGTAGTTTGAGTGGTATCAGTCATCGGTAAGAATTCTTGGATAGTGTCAAGGAATTCTTCAAATGGCGTAGTGAGGTCAATATCTATAGTTGCCGGGTTTGTTGTAGTATCATAAACAGCATCATATGGGGGTGAGATAGCACCATCACCTTCATATTTGTAGAAATTACTTACACAGTTTCTAAAATTAGATGCATAAGGCTGTTTAATAATATCAACATTTGAATCTCTAGCTATTGTTGCAACTTTTGGTAAACTTGTTGATGGGAAGATTGACGACCCTGTAGCAGTTTTATATTTTAAATTTAGTGGATATGTTTTAACCGATGGAGTTAATATCTTTTGGTTAAATGGCACAGCCGCATTAAAGCTACTATCTTGAACATTTGAAAGGGATAAATCATTAAATGGATCTACAATGAAACCATTTTTAAATCTGTTTAAACCATTTTCGTCTGTGATAGTTAAATTTTCTGTTTCGGATTCTAATTGGTTGAGAGAAATGTAATATGAAAGATTGTCTATTTTCTTATCAAGTTCATGCATTTCCTTCATTGTGAATGCTTTAATACCTGTTGACTTTGCCTTAATTGCGTATTCAAATTTACCTTGTTCATTTGCTTGTCTTCTTGACAGAGCAGGGAATCCTGGAACAATTATATTGGCAATAGCTAATTGGTCAGTATCCAAACGAGGTGGAACTGCAAATCGTTCCTCTTGTCCTTTAATGAGATTAATTTGACCATAAGAATCACAAGCGATTACATCAACTCGTGACAAGTAATATTCAATGTCAGTTGTAATATTTTGCCCTGGAGCTGGTAGTAATGGTGGATTAGACCCAAAGTAAGTCATTGGATATGTGCCCACCTGAGTTGTAATTACAGCAGCTGTTCCTGCAGTAGCAGTATAACTTGCATTTATCTCTTTTGCTAGGTGAGGTCTAAAGTCGAAACATTCTCTAAGATTATATCTAGTTCCTGAATCAGATAGGTATGTTGGGATATCAAAACTATCAAGTGAATTTGGATAACTATTAATAGTAAAGAAATATTCGCCAGTTGAATTTTCAATCTCAAAAACTTTTAAATTAATCGTAAGAGTTCCGGTAGGTTCTGGTCGGCCAGCAACACTTTCCATATATGAAATATCGTAATATGTATCTTTTTGGTTTGTCTTTAATCTGAAACTACTCGTGTAATCTTCACCAGATGAATCAACAACACTTATAATTTTAAATACGTCTGGGAAACCTAAACTATATTTTGATTGAGAAGGCGTATAGTTAACTTTAATAAATGTATTGTGAGCAGTTTTATTATGTGGCTCTACACCATTTAATGAACCTATCAATCTTTTGTTGTAGTACACAGTCACATTCGTCGCAGACGACGCAGCCGGGTCTAAGTTTATGGTCAACACACTATTATTAACTGATGTTGTAGCAGATGTTACGGGTATGTAAGTATTGGTATTATCGACAACAAGAATATCATCATTTGTACATGCAAAATCTTCACCTGGGTCAGCAGTCAATGTAATGACGTTTGCGGTTTGTGTCGCAGCCTCAGTTTTCCTTACTGGAATTAATGTATCTGTTGTAGCAAATAGACTCTTTAAACCTGTGTTAAAAATCAATGCCTTTGTATTTGACTCTATAAGTCTTGAAACATTAACCGTAATATCACCAGAAGAACCTGCAACCTTAGCAATTGCTGATACAGAATTACTGCCAGTCAGTTTAATACCACTTAGGTAAATTCTTGTTGGAGTAACATTAAGTACTGTAGCAGTACCAATTGTAGCATTACCAGAATTTTTTAAATTGACACTACTATAATCAAGTGGTAGAGTACCTTGAACAGAAGTGATACCCAAATAACCACCATAATTCAATGATACAGATTGTGCATTTACTTGTTCTGTTGTAGTAATTTGGTCTATTGCGAATGCACGGTCACCAGAATTTTCTACTCTATAACCTTTAACATAAGCAGTACCTTGACCTACCAATGCATGGACTTTACTTGTAGCTTCACCTTCTGGAATTCTGTCGTCTGTTTGTATTGGAAAATCTTTTAAAATGTAATTCCCAGATTCCTCATATGTTCGTCTGGCCATTTCTTCACCAAGAACATTATATTGAGAAACATCACGAACTGTAACTGAATTACCATTTTGGAAACGAACAAGTGTAAAGAAATTAGAATTAGTGTCACCAGTAGCTGTTACCAGTGCAACCAATCTTGGTGTCATTTTAAGTCTGTCAGCACCCGGCGCATTTTCATTATTTGAACCGTTGGCGTTGTCATATAATGTATTGTCTTGTAGATTATTTACTAGAGTTTCTGTGACTTCATATCCAATTGAGATGCCATTTGGCACATTAGTATATTTTGAAACAACAATCGTTTGGTCTTTTGCGAAAAGGAAATGTCCCTTTTGGAAGATTACGCCTGGAGCAGATTGGATACCAAATGAATTACCTACATGGTTTGCTAAACTTGTTACAGCAAGACCAGATACACCATCTCTCGAAGATGCAACATTAGGTACGTTTGCAACAGGTTCGGTTGTACCAACTTTAAATTTATAAAGATTAACAGTTAAAGATTCACCAGATTGGAACTGTTTATAAATTGTAGATGTATTTGTATAGTTAATAAAGAATGTATTTAAATCTGGTGGATTTGTTTGATAACCTTGAGCAGCCTGAATAATGTTTGCTGTCAGACCTGATGTTCCACCAACGACCTCATAAACATAATCAAGTTCTACTGTCTGCCCGAGAATAGTTTCGGTTGCCCTTGTACTAATATAGTTTCTTGGGTCAAAGCCAGCAATATCAATAAGTTTTACAAACTGAAGGTCATCAAGTTCTGTAAAGTTACAACCTTTAACAATACTACCTTCCTTGAATATATTGTCTCCGAATTGCTCTACTTGGTCCTGAAGCGTAGTCTGAAGCTGAGTAAGCTCACGAGCTTGAACCGCAAATCCTGGCTTGAACAGAACGCGATAATATTGATTTTCTTGATCGAAATCATCAAAATATGGAGCTTGATTGAGGTTTGTGTTAATAGGCATCTTTAATTATTTTCCTTAAAATTCCAATACAAACTTAAATTCTTCTCGGGAAAGGTCTGTACGTGCAAGTGGGAAGAAATCTTCCATGAAGTACACTTCACCTGTCCTTTGAATGTAATTTGAAACTGTAATATTATCTGCTATAGGTGTATTTATTGAAATTACTTGACCTGTTTCATTTCTAAATGGTAAAGTTAAATCCAGTGATGTATCTCCATTTCCAGTATTGGCATAATTCTGGTATGGTCCCATATATTCTGCTAAGTAAATTGTGTTTGCTGTGTCATCAACTTCATGAACCCTTGCAGAGAATATAATTTCGTTGTCGGTATTAAGTTGCGTTATAGTGTTATTTGCTGTAACCTTCGCATAGTCATTCGTGACCACCGCAATTCGGTTATCAAAAATATCCGGTGCTGTATTTGCAAATGAAGGTGTTCTTACAACTCCTACTGCAGAGTATGTATTAACGTCTCCAATTACTGTGTTATCTGCTGCTGAAATATAACCATATATACTCAGATTTTTACAGTTAAATTCATCAATAAGATTAATTCCGTGTCCACCATCTGGTGATAATACTGCTCTTACAGAAGCTCTTATATCAGTCGTTGTAGCATCTTCTGGGTTAAAGTCAAAGATTGGGTCCACAACTCTTGCGGTGACATTGTGATAACCAGAACCTTGTCGTATTACAATAGCATTATTAATTTGTCCATCAACAATATTTGGAATAGCTACTGCACCAGTACCGTCTCCTTTAATCTCAATTTCCGGAAAGATTCTAATTGATGCACTATCACCAACACCAGCAGCGCCTGGATTCGCAGACCCAGTTAATAGACATGGTCCTACTCTTACCTTAACCTTATTGGTATTTGTATCATAGAAATAATATGTAATTTTAAATAATCTTGAAACACCATTCGGGTTTGTTGTATAAATGTATTGGCCAGTATAATAGTTTGTTATTGGGCTTAGCGTTCCATCAGGGTTAATATCCAATTCGTCACCAGTTGGTGAGGCCGACAAAGTGCCAGTTTCCTGAACATAACCATTATTAATTGTTGAATTTTCTACAATAACATCAGAGATTACAGAACCGCCTTGGTCCACAGGCTGGAGTACTGCATTATTAGCTGTCATGCCAACTAAAGGTATAAAACCTAGAGCATTATATGCCTCAAATTCCAAATCGGTAATTCTGTACATGTATTTCCACACATATCCATCAGCTGTTTTATAAATCTGATTTGTCGTTGTTGAATTATAGTTTGGTGGGTTTGAAACCGTTGAGCTATTATTATTGTCTAAACATTTATAAACTCTATAGTCACCAGTATCATTTTGAGTTGGGCCTACGACAGAATAAAAGTTTTTACCAACTAAATCTACTGTATCATCATATTCCGTATATACCTGACCAACCTGCCAAGGGTAATAAGGAATACAAAAATGTATATCAGCATCGGCAACCTTTTTACCAAATAATGTTTTCTCTTTGAATTCAGTTTTTGATCTGAGAGTATCATTAGGGTCAAAAGTATCTACTGAGCTCACGAAGATATAAAACTCTTGGTTGCTGTTTAGATCAGACAAAAATAGCCTGGTTAAATCGCTTTTTAAACTATTACTTAATATTTCTGCCATGATTAGCTCATTTGAATTTCTGGGTGGTTATGTTTATTTATTATCATTTCATATATTCCATTTTAAGAAGAGAAGATAACTTTTCTTCGAGGCCAAACCGAACCTGTTGTAGGTCGTCTCTTGTATGTTGTTTGTTCTGCACCACCCGCAATATATTTACCGGTTCCCATTCGTATTGCCCAGGGAATATGAACTCTTAATGGTGGTGTTCCATATAATTCTGTTAAATCTGCTCCACCATTTTGGGAATCGCCAGTCTTAATACGATTCACTTCTGATGAGAAATATAATTTTGTTGAAGATATATCTGCTGCAGTTGGTATGCTAGAGAAATTAATTAAGTCCTCTCCTATTAAATTTTCTTTTGCTGAATTGACCATTAACTCTTTTAACTGAGTCATTGTTGGCCAAACTCCTTTTTGTGTGATATACCATTCTAAAAATATAGTGGCACAACCTGCAGCTAGAGGCGCAGCACAACTTGTTCCACTGAAATATCCCCATTTGCCATCTGAATAAGTACCAGTCGGATAGCTTGTCCAAGTATATGCACCATAAGCAGCAAAATCACACATAGGTCCTCGATTACTATAATCGTCCATTAATCTGTTTGTGTCATCTTGTTGGCAAGCTGCAATTGTAAATTGGTTAGGTCCACCGTCAATTTCAGTTCTATTAACAAATTTATTTGTGTCTGTTGATATGGAACCAGAACTGAATGTGTTGAGACCATTACTATCTATATTATTAATAACATATGTACTTCCACCTTCAACAGTAATTTGATTATTGTGTCTTGGGTCCTCTGGGCTTACACCTACGTGAGCATTATTACCTGCAGATTTAAAGTGATATATTCCACCAGCTGAATTATAATTAGACATTATAGTATCAAAGGTTGTATATCTTGTTTGGTCAGGTATTGAAATCATCCATTTATCAATTGTTGGTCCATTCGTATCTAGGATAACTCTGGGAATTGCAAGATTGTCTGCAAATACTGAGTAGTCGTCTCCCCAACCAGCCGGTTGTGGTTCTGATACAATAATTGAACCGACCATTGAACTATGGTACTCGCAAATATAATAGTAGGTACCGGCAGTATTTGGGGTCCAAGATATTGTCCCAGTACCTTGGCCAGATGCGGCAGGCGTGGTGACTTGTTGTCCCGTTGCAATTGTGGGAGCAAATTTAAAATACATTGGATGCGCTCCCACAGCCTCGTTATTCATAGTAATCGTATCACCAACAACCATATTAATTGTCGGGTCATTACCGGAAACCGTGCCACTTCTATCAGTTCCATTTACAATATAATCACTTGATCCAGTTGCAGATGCAACCATGGTTATATTTTGAGCACTACCTGATCCTCCTGGCCGTGTATGTGTTGTTGACGCACCAGTATCTTTATCATATGTTACGAAAGTTTTAATGTCGTCTATTTTATAAAATTGTTCATGTTCAACACCAACATAACCCCAAGCACCTGTAACTACTGTTGCATTTTTTACACCAGTATTAGGGTTAACAGACTTAGCATTGTGCCAGGAAAGAACTGTATTATATGCTGTTGATACACCATCAGACAAATACATAACTCTCAGAGTTGATTTTTTACCCCAACCACAATATTTGCCACCGGCTGCACTCATTACACCAATTGCATGAGCTGAAAAGGTATTAGCATAACCATTTGTTATCTGGTTATTTCTTGTAGAACTAGCCGAACTATTTACAGATGACCAATCCATAGCAACAAATTTGGAATCGTTACTATCCCATTCTTCAAAATCAACATGGTTTTCAGTTCCGGAATAACCTGCATCAGGAGCTCCGGCCTCAATAGCAACTATATCAACATACTCACCAAGGAAATTACTTTTTACAGTACCATCAAACTGATAGTCACCAAAGTAACCTATTGGAGAGGAATATCCTGGTGCGCTAGTAGCAACATATCCTGATGTGCCATAATTCTCTGGGTTGTCTGTTGATGGAGTATTTCCATCTTGGAATATATTTCTAATAGTAGCAAGTGATGGTTTACTAATTACTGGTGCAATATATGTATTAAAGAATGCATAGCCTAATGGGTTATTTGTTTGTATACCTGATTGGGTGCGCATGTCGTCTGTCCATTCTGGAGCAAGACTTCCGCCATCCCACAATTCTGTATATTCAAACATAGAAAAGTTCAGTAGGAACAAATATTCTTTTGCAGCTACTTCAAACGCGTCTGAATCTGTTTTCCAAGCGTTGGATGGATTGTTATAACCTGATGGGTCCCATTTGTTGGCATCGTATGCTTGAACCATTGCATTGTACAAATCACTAGTGTTCCAATCACTTGACAAGTAACCATACAATTTTATATCGGCTGCAGGTAAACCATGCATGTGTAATGTGTGAAAAACGTGTTCAATAACTTCTTGCGCGTCTATATCACCATCACCATATCCATCACCTGTTGAATTTAAATACCATACCATATCATTTTGAACGGTTGAATCAAACAATGGTGATAAGTTCCAAGATTCAATACCTGAGTCAGTTAAGAAGTTTGGACTATAATCTGCTCCAGCACCTCTTGCTACCCTTTGTATAGTTTGTTTACCAACATGATATGTTCCTACATCACCACTTAATGTTTTAATCATTGCTCTTTGGTATTCTAAATTTATACCTGTGCCAGTTGGGTCTAAGAACAATTCAAACATACGAGCTACTTTTTCTAACCACGCATCTGGGACTGCAGTTTGGCCACCGACACCGCCAGCACCCATAATTCTTACACCATTAGTTGTAACTTCGCGTTTAAAAAAATCACTACCATTTCCAGTAACATCACCAAGAGAACCTTTATTATAATCCGAATCAGGAGCTCCTAACTGACCATCAAACTCACTGGTAAAAAACATATTCATACCAGTATAATCAGCACCATTACCAGTAGGATTAAATTTAGTTCTATATGTTACGGTTGGACCTTCATACCTTGGAGTTGAGCTAGGATATGATATCGTTTCAACAACAGTTCTTTCCGGTCCTATTTCTAAAACTTTTTCACTTGATTCAAGTATTGCAGCTTCATCTTCTGTCAGTCTCATACAAAGTAGCATGTCAAACATACTTAAGTTATCATGTACTTCCATGCCAGCTGCTTCAGTACTTATAAAGGCTGCTTCATCTGTGCCTTCTTGAAGAACTAAGTTATAAAGTTTCTTACTCATATATTAAGACTCTAATTTAAGTGCTTGTATTATACATTGTACGGTTCCGGTAGAACCACTATTATTTTGTATTGCTACAGGAACCTCGGTTTCACTATCATCAAGCCAACCTGAAATAGCAGGAGTGATTTTAAATTCTGTAGAGCCAGAGCCTGTTGCAATAAATTCTGCAATAACACCAGAACCATCTGCTGGGTCAGTACCTTGTGACCTACTTGCATCAGCTGTCCTTGCTGCTGTATCAGAATATATTCTTACCCAACATTGCTTGTCAACAGTAACCTTTTGTAATGAGAAGGATTTGCCTAGTGTAGCGAATTGAACAGAAGCACTCGAGCCATTAGCGATTGAAGATGTAGTTTCTGTTTCAGTAACACGTACCGCACCAGAACCACCACCGCCACCACCAGTTTGGTCAGCAACCCAAGCATAATCCGAACCATCCCATGATAAGATTTGGTTAGAGCTTGCTGAACCAGTATTAAGATGAGTATCAACATCAGAATTTGAATATGAACCTGGTGCCGCGACACTTAACACTCCGTTTGTAGCTGTAATATTAGTACCTGCAATTGCTGTAACTAAATTAGCAATCGAGTCTTTTTTAGAATTATTGGAATCATTCGCATCAATAAATCCAATGCTATCTGCTGCTACATCAAGTGTTCCACCCGATAAACTATTGAGGTCAGTACCACCACCTCCACCGCCTGATACGGAAGCATTAATTGTAATTGCATCATTGGTCGCGTTAGTTGATAAAGTTACATTTGAACCAGCAACAAGAGTAAATGAATCTGTAGTATTATCAGCTATAACATCATTTTGTCCTGCAACCACAACTCTACTAAATGCATTTTG